GAAAGGGCAACACGGATGCTGTTGCCCGCTATTCGGCGCAGATCGAGAAGCTCTCGGCATCTCTGCAAGCTGCCGGAGTGGACACGTCACAGCTCACACAAGAACAGGCTCGGCTGGCGCAAAGCATCGGCAGGACGCAGCAAGAGCTTGGCCGACTCAACCGCGTGGGCGATGCCTTTGCAAAACTGAAGACAAGCGCAAAAGGTGTCAGCGATGCTGTCGGTGGGCTAAAAGAAAAACTCGGCGGCGCATTCACGCGCTTGGGCGTTGCCGCTGGCGTGATCGGTGGCTCAATCGCTGGCGTTGGTTATCTGACAGCCGAATTTATTGACCAGGGTGACGCGTTGGCAGATCAAGCCGAGGGCTTGAACATGTCCACCAAGGCGCTCCAAACTTGGCAGTTTGCCGCTGGCACGGTCGGCATCGAATCCGAGAAACTCGGCTCGATCTTGTCCAAGCTGCAAAGCAAGATTTCAGAAGGCAGCGACGGCACAAAAGAATCGTTTGCGGCTCTTGGCGTCAGTTATTCAAAGCTGAAAAAGATGAAGCCGGAGCAGCAGCTCACGCACATCACCGAGGCGTTTGCGCGACTGCCGGACACGGTTAACAAGACAGCGCTCGCCAACGAGATCTTTGGCAAGTCTGGCTACAAGCTGTTGCCAGTGCTTAAAGCGGGAGCCGCTGGACTGAAAGGAATTTATGATGAGGCAAAAGCGACCGGCTACATCCTGAGCGATGACACAAATGACGCCGTCAACAAAGCCGACGCCGCGTTTAATCAGTTCAAGCTCAGGCTCGAAGGATTCAGAAATCAGGCACTCGCGCCGCTGCTTCCAGTGTTCACGGATTTAATGGGTCAGCTCGGGCAGATCATTACTCAGCACGGACCCATGCTCACCGCATGGATTCAAGAGGCCGGAAAAAGTTTCATGGAAAACTTGGCACCGGCCATCGGTTCCTTTGTCACTAATCAGCTGCCTGCGCTTGTATCCAACATTGGTCAAGTCGTCACACAAATCACCAGCATGGTTTCATGGGTGGCTCAGGCTGTTGGCGGCTGGGGCAATCTCGGCGCTGGCCTTGTCGCGTTGAACTTTGCGCCAGTCATCGCTGGCGTCGTGCAACTTAGCACTTCGCTCTGGACTATGGGCAGCGCAGTCGGCGCTTTGACAGGCCCGTGGGGCTTGCTGGCTGTTGCGATAGGCGCAGCAGCCGTTGCGATTTACAGCAACTGGGATTCCGTATCCGCATGGTTCCGCACTAATGTCTATATTCCGATTTCCGAGGCGATCAACGACCTGAAAGAGCTGTGGCAAGGCTTCACTGATTGGGCCAGCAACTCATCTGTCGGCAAGTTATTCGGCTCGCTGAATGATACGACCCAGCAAAGTTTACAAGCTCGTGACAGCAATGTGCAGTTGTCTCGCAATGGCATGCTTCCTTCAATGTCGCCGAATATTCCGAAGTCGACATCACCGGGTGCTGAACTGCTTTTGCCTCCTGCGAACATGCCAGCGTCAGGTAAGAGCGGCGCGACGATGAACAACAACGTCAAACAGGATTTTCAAATCAACGTCACCGTTCCGCCTGGCACCGACGCCAACGGCATCGGGCAGGCCGTCAAGTCGAAGCTGCAAAGCCGCGACCTCTACGACATGGCCGCGTTCGGTGTCATTCCACAACCTTCCTCGCCATGATGATGATGCTCGGGGGCTTCCCCTTCATGCTGGACACCGTCCCGTATCAAAACCTCACACGACAAACCGGGTGGAACTGGCCGGAACAACAGCTCATCGGCGCTACGCCTGCGCTGCAATTCACCGGCAAGGCGGCGGAGAAAATCACGCTCTCGGGCATGCTTTGCCCAGAACTCACTGGCGACCGCAGCAGCCTCGAAGTACTGCGATTGCTTGGCGACCTGGGCAAGCCACTGCCGCTCGTGTCGGGCCAAGGCCTGTTCATGGGGCTGTGGGTTATCGAAAGCATCGAACAGGGTGAAGACATTCATTTTGTGGACGGCACGCCGCGCCGAATGACGTTCAATCTACAGCTCAAAAAATACGGCGACATGATGAGCGCCATCGGCTCCGCGCTTGGCAACGTCAGTCGCATCGCTCAACTTTTTGGATGACCTATGGCAGCAACCTACCAGACCCGAACCGGCGACGTGCTCGATGAGATCGTGAACCGCTTTTACGGCCGCCAGGACAACGGACTCGTTGAACTTGTGCTTGAGTCCAACCGCGGACTTGCTGACAGCGGACCAGTGCTTTCGGCTGGCTTGACAATCACGTTGCCAGACGCGCCGACGTCAGAACCGACCGACCGCATTCAGCTGTTCTCGTGACACCATCCTTCCGCCTTCTCGTTTCCGGCCAGGACATCACTTCCGATGTCTCGAAGCGGCTTGTTCAAATGGAGTGGACAGATGGAGTTGAAGAAAAATCCGACTCGTTCACCGTCACGTTGCACGACGCTGACAACCGGCTCGCTGTGCCGAAGAAGGGCGCGAAGATCGAACTTGCTGCTGGATACAACGGAGCGCTCCAGAAGGTTGGCACCTATTCAATCGACGAGGCTGAAATAAGCGGCCCGCCAGATCAACTGACCGTGAGTGGCAGTGCCGCACCTTTTGTTGACGCCAGCGGCAAGAGCGCAACGGCACGCAAGTCGCAGTCATGGGAAGACACCACGCTTGGCGAGATCTCGCAAAGCATCGCAAGCAAGCTCGGTGTCACAGCGGCGATTGATTCCGCGCTGGCATCCATCACGATCACCAACGCGCAACAAGTCGATGAGAGTGACACGAACTTCCTTTTGCGGCTCGTGCGGCGCTATGGTGGCTTCCTGAAATTTACCCAGGGCAAAATGGTCGTTGCCGAAGAAGGCTCGGGCACAGGCACAGGCGGCACCTCACTGACTGCCACGCTCACAAAGCAGCAATGCACGAGCTGGCGCGTGTCGAGCGGCGGAAAAGCCGAGGGATTGAAGAAGGTGAAGGTTCGCTTCCACGACTACGAGACCGGCGAGTCCAAGAACGTCGAGGCTGACATCGCGAAGTCAAAAAGCGCTGGGCAGTTTTCCGATACCGATTGGCTTTCGCTCGACGAGAACACGTTCACGCCATCGACCGTGGCATCTAACGAGGAAGAAGCGGAAGCCATCGCAAAGACGACGGCGAAACGCATCGCTCGCGGCACACGTTCTTTCGAGCTGACGCTTCCTGGGCGGCTCGACATCGTTGCCGGTGGGAAGGTCAACTTGACCGGCTTCCGAGAAGGCGTGAACGGTGAATGGCTCGTCAAGAACGTCAGGCATCGCATCGACTCTGGCGGATGGTCGATGAGCGTGTCAGGCGAAGGTGCTTGACCGTCAAATCCCGCAAATCGCAGCATGATGCTGCAATTTTACGCAAAGTGGAGCTTGCAAAAGTGCAAGGCATGCTTTTCTTGTGGTCGCCTCAAACGAGGCACCACACTATGAACACTCACACCGACATCATCGAAGTCCTTCCCCCCGAAGGCAAATCGCAACCGCTCGCCCTGACAATCCCCGAAGGGCTGGAACCGGCAACCTCTCACTCTCTCCGCGAGGCATTCGAGGCCTATTTCCGGCAGGCCGACGAGTGGCGAGCAAAAGCCCTGGCGATCCAAATCACACGGCCAGATCAAAGCCGCGAGATGCAACTGGCACGCACGACGCGGCTGGCTCTCCGCGAGATCCGCATCAACGCCGACAAGACCCGCAAGGCGCTCAAAGAAGACTCGCTTCGCAAAGGAAAAGCCATCGACGGCATCTACAACATGCTGGCTTTTGCGGTCGAGCCTCTCGAAAAGCACCTGATGGAGCAAGAGCAGTTTGTCGAGCGCATGGAGCACGAGCGCAAAGCACGGCTGAAAGCTGAGCGCGAAGAGCAGCTCGCACTGTTTGGCGTGAACGTGTCACTCTACCAGCTCGGCGAGATGGACGCCGCGACGTTTGCCAACCTGCTGGAGACCAACCAGCTAGCGTTTACGGCGCGTCAGGAGGCTGCACGCAAGGCCGAGGCTGAACGTATTGAGCGGGAAGCCCGCGAGGCCGAGGAACGCGCCAAACGCGAAGCTGAGGCCGTGGCTGAACGTCAGCGCCTCCAGGCCGAGAATGAGCGGCTCCAAGCGGAGAAAGCGGAAGCTGAGGCCAAGGCTCGTGCTGAGCGTCAAGCCGCTGAGCTTGCTGCACGCGAAGCCGCAGCGAAAGCACAAGCCGAGCGTGAAGCTGCCGAAAAAGCCCGTCGCGAAGCTGAGGCCAAGGCACGGCAGGAACGTGAAGCTGCCGAGGCTCAAGCCCGCGCTGAACGCGAAGCCCGCGAGAAAGCTGAGGCCGAGCTCCGCGCCAAACAGGAAGCCGAGCGTAAGGCCAAAGAGGCTGCGGAAGCAAAAGCCCGCGCTGCCGCCCAGGCACCCGACCGCGAGAAGCTGGCGGCATTTGCCGAGGCTGTCCGCAACCTGCCTATCCCGACGCTCGAAAACGAAGCCGGGAAGGCCATCACAAATTTGATCCGCGAACAGGTGACGAAATTCGCCGCGTGGGTCATCAACCAACAAACCAAACTGAACTAAGACACACTATGCAACCCACACTCCCCTACGAACAACACGGCACTATGCGACTTTATCGCGACCTCGTGCAAGGCTCTGACGAATGGCTCGCCGCTCGCTGCGGTCTGCTCACCGCCAGTGAGATGAAGCACATCCTCACCCCCGGCACGCTCAAGCAGTCATCCAACGACAAGGAGCGAGCGCACCTCTACGAGCTGCTCGCCCAGCGCATCACGCGCTACGTCGAACCGAACTTCGTGACTGATGACATGCTTCGCGGCCACGAGGACGAGATCGAGGCCCGCCGCATTTACTCGGAAAACTACGCACCTGTGGCTTCTGACGTTGGCTTCGTAACAAACGACAAATGGGGCTTCACTATCGGCTACTCGCCGGACGGCCTCGTTGGCGACAAAGGGCTGATCGAGGTCAAATCTCGGCGACAGAAGTATCAGATTCAGACGCTCATCGAGAACACGCTCAACGGCACGATTCCTGCCGATTACATGCTCCAGGTTCAGACCGGCTTGCTCGTGACCGGGCGCGACTGGCTGGACTTTATCAGCTACTCGGGAGGCCTGCCGATGACGACCATCCGCGTGTTTCCTGACACGCGGATTCAAACTGCGATTGTCGAAGCTGCGACAGCATTCGAGGCTCGGCTGGCTGAAAAGCTGGCGGCGTTCCGTGAAGCCTTAAAAGCCGAAGCTGGCCGGCGAGTCATCCCAACGGAGCGCCGTGTCGTGCAGGAAATGTTTGTTTAACCTCAACCCACAACCCACATAGATCACACCATGCAAGACATGACCCAAGTCATTACTCCAAAATCAGACCAAATTAACGCCGACGATTTGATCGGCGGACCACGCACGATCACGATCCGCGACGTGCAAATCAAGGGAGGGCAGGAGCAGCCTGTCAGCATCTACTTCGAGGGATCCGACAAAGCCTTTCGCCCCTGCAAATCCATGTGCCGCGTGCTCGTGGCAGTGTGGGGGCCGGATGCCAACCAGTATCTTGGCCGCTCACTTACGCTCTACCGTGATGCCTCCGTTAAATGGGGCGGGATGGAGGTCGGCGGCATTCGCATCAGCCACATGACCGACATGCCAGGAGGGGCGCTAACGATGGCGCTCACCGCCACAAAAGGCAGCCGCAAGCCGTTTGTCGTCAAGCCAATGGCGAAACCTGCGGACACAATCGCCGAGGCTCGCGTAAAGCTCATAGCAGCGAGCAAGGAGGGCATGCCAGCGCTCGAAGCTGCCTGGAAGGCTCTCACGCCGAACGAACGGCAGGCGCTCAAGGACGAGCTGCCTGCGCTGAAAAATAACGCCGCACAGGCTGGAGTAGATGATGGCAATCCTCTCTCATGAGCTTCGACTGCTGACGCCGCAAGCGCTCGCTGATCGGTGGCAGGGCCAGATTTCACTCGTCACGCTGGCAACGTGGCGAAGTCGAAAACAAGGCCCGAAGTACATCAAGCTCGGCGGGCGCGTTCTCTACCCGTTAGACGGTGTCGAGGACTGGGAAAAAAAGCGGACGTTCTGCGGATAACCACGAAGCCCGGTGATGACCTCACCGGGTTTTTTTTATTTTGGTGAAAAACTTCGCTTGCACATTTGCAATCGTGTGGAAAGGTCATGGTGTCAGCACAAGCTGATGATCACACACAACACCGCACCACACTTATGAACACTCCCCACCTCTTCAAAATCGGCGACAAAGCCACCCACACCATCCATACCGACAGCCACGCTGGTTACATTGTCCACGTCAGCCCCAGCGGCAAGACGGTGACTTTCGCCCGCGCCGAGGCCAAACTCCTCAACGGCCCCAACTCCGGCGAGGCCGATGCGCTCACTTTTAGCGCAGGCGGGTTCGGCGGCCACACCTCCGGCACTCAGCGCTGGGAAGTCGCCGACAAGCCCATGGAAGGCTACCGCGACAAGTTCACCCTCCGCAGCAATGGCCGCTGGAAAGTTTCCGGAGGTGGCACCTACACCCCTGGCAACACCCTCAGTGCCGGTCACCATCACCACTACGACTTCAACTACTAATCTCAACACCGGGGCGGCTCTCACGGGCCGCCCCACTTCACAACACCGCACCCACCTATGACCGCCATCTCACGCCTGACACGCCCCAAATACGACCACGAAACGCCTGAGCAATACGAAGCTCAGATGATGATTTACGCCATCATCGCCGAAGAAGAACGCATCAACCCCATCGCATACGATCCGCACTTCAAGGTTGGCTACATCACTAGCCTGTTTGCCAACATCCTGGCGAAAAGCCCAGCAGCAATTAAGCGCGAGATGAAGCTGCGACTCGAATACATGAAAACTCTCGCCACCCACACCGCATGAAGCTCAAACCAGACACCATCCCCGTCATCAAAAACCCGCTCATGGCTGGCAAAACACCACCCGAGCCGCCGTTCCGCATCCTGGCCGAGATCGGCTTCCTGCTATTCGTGGCAGCCTGCATCAGCCTTTTGTTTTACCAGATCAAAGATCAAGCCAACAAATCCAACCAAACACCCACCTATGACAACCGATAACCTCGAAGCTGAACGCCTGCGAAAACAAATCAATGCCGTGGAGAAAAAGTCCGCGAGCATCGCGAACCTACGACGTGAAGTCGATGTGAAGGTCGGAAAGTTTGCTCGCGTCACCCGCAAAGATCATCGACTGCGGCTGCAAACCGTGGCGGACCGATGCGGCATCAGCCTCGCTAAGCTGTGGTCATTGGAGCACGGCCAAGCTCACTGGACAGCAGAGCAACTGTCGCAGGTCATCAGCGCGATCAAGGAAGAAGCGAAAGCATGAAAAGCACAAAATAAAGCCGGGTGACGCTCCCCAGCATCACCCGGCGCACACACTAAGCGCCGACTCGTGACGACACCCAAGCTGGATAATCGCCGATAAAAATGAAGCGGCAAGAAGAAAGGCTTTTGCATATATGCAAGGCCGACTATCGTTGAGGCCTACACCAACACCACACCACACCACCAAAATGAAACTGACCCGCGAAGAAATCCTCGCAAAACTCCGCACGCTCCTTGTCGAGATCACCGGCTGTAATCCTGACGACGTTGTGCCCGAGGCATGGCTCATGCAGACAACCAACACGCCATCGCCATCGTCTGCGCCAGTTCTCGGAGTCGATAGCCTTGACTTCATCGAGATCATCATGGCCATCGAGGAAGAGTTCAACCTCGACATCCCCGATGAGGATTCCGAGAAGATCGAAACCGTCGCCCAGGTCATCGACTACATCGAGGGCGACGTTGCTTGATCGTGCGCCTTCTGGCTTGCAACTCTGCAACGTTGCGCCATCCTTCCAGCCTATGAGCCTCACCGAACAACTCATCGCCGACATCGAAAACCGTGCCGCTGCGATCAACACGCCCGTCAAAAACGTGCTCGAATCCGCTGGCATTGACTGGTCAACCTGGTGGCGCTGGAAGCAAAACAAGTCGAGTCCGACACTCGGCAGCCTTTCAAAGATCACCAAGAGCTTGGAGGCAGCAGAAAACAGCAGCCGCAAGGCCGCATGAATCTTGCCCGTGCTCGTGAGGATGGCCCCGCCTCCCCTCCAATTCTCACGAGCCTAAGACCGGGCCAGCGATCTAAAGCGGCTGAGACCCGCAAAGAGCGCCGGACGGGCAAGATCATTTCCCACACACTCCCCACACACAATGCAACTCCGTCCATACCAATCGGAGATCGTCACCGAAGTCCGCAGCCTGCTCAAGCAGGGTAAACGACGCCCGCTCGTGGTGTCGCCCACCGGCTCGGGCAAGACGGTCATGTTCAGCCACATCGCGCACAGTGCTGGCGCAAAAGACAAGCGCGTCTGGATTCTCGTGCACCGGCAAGAGCTGATCGAGCAGACAAGCCGGACCATGCGCGAGTTCGACGTGCCGCATGGCATCATCGCTGCTGGCTGGCCTGTTGATCCGCTGCCACACGTCCAGATCGTGTCCGTCCAGACTGTCGTGCGCCGCGTCTCTGGCCTCGTGCCGCCCGATGTCATCATCGTTGACGAGTGCCACCACGCCGCCGCTGGCACATGGTCGAAGATCCTCGGAGCCTTCCCGAATGCCGTCGTGCTCGGCTTCACGGCCACGCCCGAACGGCTGGATGGCAAAGGGCTGTCTGGCGCTTTCGACGCGATCATTCGCGGTCCAGAAGTTGCGTGGCTGATCGAAAACGGCTTTTTGACTCAGCCGGTTTACTACGCGCCGCCGAACCAGCTCAACCTCGATGGCCTGCATGTTCGCGGTGGCGACTACGCCCGCGACGAGGTGGCTGCCGAGGTGGACAAACCGATGATCACCGGCGACGCCGTTGAGCACTATCGGCGGCTGTGTCCTGGAGCGGCTGCCGTGGCGTTCTGCGCGTCTGTCGCCCACGCTGAGCATGTCGCCCAGGCCTTCGCTGCGGCTGGTTATTCAGCAGCAACCATCGACGGCACACTCGACCGGGTGGAACGTCGCAAGCGCGTGCAAGCGCTCAAGACCGGAGAGCTTCAAGTGCTCACGTCCTGCGAGATCATCTCCGAGGGCTTCGATATTCCTGTCGTCACCGCCGCGATCCTGCTCAGGCCGACAAAATCACTCGGCATGCACCTGCAACAAATCGGCCGCGTGCTTCGAGTGGCTCCGAATAAACCCCGCGCAGTCATCCTCGATCACGTTGGAAACTGTCTGCGGCACGGATTGGCCGAGGAGGTGCGCGAGTGGAGCCTCGAGGGCCGAAAGAAACGCGCAAAGAAGCCCGGTGACGACGAAGACGCGCCACCTGTCCGCCAATGCCCGACGTGCTACGCGTGTCATGTTCCAGCGCCTATCTGCCCAGAGTGCGGGCACGTTTACGAGATCAAAAAGCGCGAGCTGGAGCAAGTGAGTGGAGAGCTTGTCGAGCTGAATGTCCAATGGATGGCAAAGCAGCGGAAGCAAGAGCAGAAGCAGGCCGATAGCTTCGAGTCACTGGTCAAACTCGGGAAATCGCGAGGCTACAAGAACGCCGTTTTTTGGGCCAAGCGCGTTTGGCAGTCACGGCAACAACGTCGCAGCGCATGAACGAAACCACGATCCTTCAACGCATCCGGCTCACTGTCGGGCGTGTCTCAGGACTTCGACTTTTCCGCAACAACTGCGGGCAGGCATGGATGGGCAGAATCATTCGCAGGACTGCCGACACGATCACGATCAAAGATCCGCGCCCGGTGCAATTCGGCCTCAACCCTGGCAGCGCTGACCTCATCGGCTGGCGCACGATCATGATCACGCCTGACATGATCGGCAAAAGC